GCAATATCATGAAATATATGTGGCGCTATGAGAGGAAGGGGAAGCCGATTGAGGACTTGAAGAAGGCCCGATGGTATCTCGATAGGCTCATAGGTTTACGTGAACGTAAAGAAGATTAAGGGGGCTTCGGCTCCCTTTTTTTAAATCCGTGCACGGTTTGAGATAGTTCGGGCCGGGTTGGTGCCGGGTTTAGGGCCGGATAAAATGGCTGAAATCTAAGGATGTGCCGGAAGTGCCGGGTTTAAAAAAGTTAAGTCGCCCTAATAAAAGTAACAGTGTTGAAGTGGTATATTACACTGTTACTTATTAATGGGGACTAATGCGCCGACAAACCGTGCACTCCGTGCACATTGGCGGAAATGCGTGGGTAAACCCGGCCCTAAACCCGGCCCGAACCGTGCACGGAGATATGCAAACCGTGCACGGATGGCAGTTTTCCGTTAATCGTCGTCAAACACCCCCGGCAAGTCGTCCGCATCGAGGTTATGAGAGCCGACTTGCTTAGGTGGCGTGATGTCGATGGTGACTTCTTCTTCATGTGGGGTTGATCCGTCATGGTTTGACGACGCCAAGTTTAGCTGGCGCAGTGCATCAAGGTGGAGTTGGTTCACGTTGACTTGGACCGCTGCGGTCGGCTTGGCTTGGAACTTCTCCGGAGCAGCAACACCCGCCAGCCATTTGCGCGTTTCGATCTTGAGCCTGTCAGCGTTGGCCGATACGCTGTCCGAGGCGTCGGCAATGTCGAGGCACTCGTCCGCCCATTGATCCGCCGCGATTGTCCGAGCCTGCTTGAACCGCTCCTCTCTATCTGGGTCTTTGCGTATCCAATGATAGAGGGATAGATTGCTGATGTTCAATTCACGAGCAAGGCCAGCCATTGTCATGCCGGAAGCAATCTTCTCCAGCAAAACGGTCTCGCCAACCTTGTCTAAGTTTGACGCAATGGTGCGTCGTTTAATATGTCCGGCCATCGTCTATTTCCTTTTCATGCTGAATAACAAGCCGCGTTAAGTATACCGCCAAGACCAGCGCCGTGGCAAATGCGGTGGATGCGAAGGCGATTTGCCAGCCGCTGCCCAATAAATAGAAGGGCAACGCCACCAACCCCGCCACAAACGCTCCGGGGGCCAACATGAGGGCGAAAACATAAGGCCCACCTATCAGACACCAGACAATAGAACGCCATGTCATAGCCTATATGCCTCTATTAGCCCGTATAAAGCCCATAGAGAGGCATATAGGGCGATTGCTAGGTTACGGTCACGATTATAGCTATGCACGCTCCAGACCCCTTAGAAACGTCTCTAAGAGGATAGAGACGGGAGCGGGCACTGAACGCCCGCCTTGCTCATAGTATCTTATCGACCGTTCGGACAGTCCAATCTTGCGGGCAAGATGTCCCTGCGTCATGTTTAGCTTTTCGCGTGTTGCTTTAAACTCTTCACTTGTCATTTGCTTTGATCCTTATTTCCAGATTGCGCAGTTTCATTACTTCGCGGAAGGATTTTGCAAATACACCCGCTCCGCTCCATTGTAATTCCCGAAATACCTCCGCCAGTAGGTCAGGTTCGCAGGCGTTGCCACATTTTGGGCAAGTGTAGGGGCGCACCTTTTTACGATATACTTCTGTCATTTGCTTTGATCCTTAAATCTAAAAACTAAAATCTAAAAACTAAAATCTAAATCTCGTCTTTTATAGCGCGGACAATCTCAACCGCCCGTTCTGCCCTGATTGTTTTGTAATTCCACCATGCGCCACAGCCGCACTCGCTTTCTTCCAGCGCGGCGCAATCGCATAGCTTGGCGTCTGCTTCTAGCGCAGTGGCGGCGGCGTCTATGCCCGCTTCATATCCTGATTGCCATTCGGCTGCTGGGTCTGTCATGTCTCGTCCTTCAATGCTTTTTCAGCGTCTTCGATTAATTCAATGGGCGGGTATCGCAGATAGCAGACATGCTCGTCCGTTATCACGCCAAGAAACTCCAGATATTCCATCAGGCGGTAGGCCAAGGTCGCGCTTGCGCGTTCAGTGTAGTTATCAAATGATTCTTCGTCGTTGTCGTTCATTTGCTTTGCTCCTGCTCTCTAAGGCGCTTGGCTTCTGCGAAGGTTAACCCCGCCGAATTGCGCAGAGGCCAAGCGTTGTCGGATGATACGCGGCCCTTGCGGCCTATCGGCGCGGCCTGTTGTGGCTTGATCATGCTGCGCCTTTCTGCTCAATATAGAACCAATCGACACCTTCGCGGCCTATGCTGCTGTCCGGCGCGCCTTGGTAAACGCTGGCTATCTTGACGAACATATAGCCTTTATTGTCAGGCCGTCCGCCACCATGCCATAGGCCATCCCAGCCCAATTTACGCGCTAAAGCTGCGGCGGCGGCGGTGTGGTTCTCGTCAGCGTTCAACGCGTAGTCATAGGCCAAGCGCAAAGCCATTTCGGGTTGTTCCCCGCCCCAAGAATTGCGCGTCCGGGCAATCGCTTTTATGCGCGAGCCGCTATACTTTGTCCAAATCCCTTGCATCATGATATTCTATTCCCTCTAATTGGCACTAGCGCCATCCTCGCGGCGGGTTTCCCCGCCGTCCGGTGGTGTTAGGCGTCAACTAGTTTCGACGCGGTGTTTAAGGCGCGGGCCGCGTCGCGGTATCCTTCGAGATACAGCCACGTTATCGCGGCATCGGTATCTGCGAAGTATCGAAGGTGTTTAACATTTTCATCGCTTAGCAAGAATTGCCCGTTGCTTTGCCAGCCGTGCCAATCGTTATGTGTGAATGTAATCATGTCTCTACCTTTCCACTGATACGGTTGCCAGCCAAGCGTTAGCCTTGCCGATATAAGTTGAAGCTACGTTGCTGTAGCAAGCCGCGTAGACGCGCCGCCACTTGCCTTGCCACTTAACCATATAGACTGTCGGGATTCGGTTGCCGTAGCCCGTGGTGGTATAGCTAAGGCCGCGGATGTGATGCGATAGCGGCGCTTCCATAACGTCAACGTTAATAGTTTGACGCGGTTCATTGCCCGCGCCGAAATGTAGCCAAGCGTTCATGATTACTCCCCTTGTGTTGCATAGTTAGAGACGAAAGCGTTGCACCGCTTATATTCGCGGGGTGATAGCCACAGCGCCGAATGGTCGATTGCTACGTCAAGGCGGGCAAGCCTATCGGCGAAAGGTATGTGGTGGCGTTCAAGGTTAGCGGTGTAACGTTGAAACGCGGTAAGGTTAGCTAGGCGCATTGTCATTCCCCCTTATTGTTACGGCCAGCGAATGCGACGCCTGCTAGCATGCAAGCAACCCATATCATCGCGAATACGTTGAACGGTATATACTGTGATAAATCAAAAGACATTGTCATTCCCTCTTTCGTTGTTACTAACCCGCCAATAGGAACAACGTTCCGGTCCAGTCAATAACAAAATGCAACTCAATTGAAAACAATTGTCAACAATCGAATCACATCACAATGTGATTGCCTCGCCTATATAATATAAAGCAACAGGCACGATGTGCCGCTTTATAGTGGTGGAGAGAGACCGCCGCGTCTCGTTTCTTGCGCGTCTCCGAACCCCTTTGGTCACATACTAAAACACTGTTACAGTCTGTAACCCGCAGAATTGCGTGCCTTTTCGCATATAGGGGGGAGGGGGTGCTTTTAATTTACCCCCCCCCGCCCCCGCCTTGCGCGGGGGGTACGTACGTATAACTAAACAGACATCGAGGTGTGCCCCCCACCCCCCGTACTCCTTTGTTTTTGATCCCCCAGCCAAAAAAATTCTGAACTTTTTTGCTTGCCAAACTGTAACAATAAAGTGTAACAGTGATGCACAACAAAAAACGGGAGAAATACGTTGGCAGTTTACGGGTACACACGCGTCTCGACTGAAGACCAGATCGAGAACACATCGCTCGACGATCAAGCACGCCAAATCCAAGGCATCGCGCTCACACACAATTTGGAACTAGACCATATCTACGAAGAGCGGGGCGTCTCCGGCGGTGTCCCACTGCTACGCCGAGAAGAAGGCTGCAAGCTGGCGTTCCTCCGGCCGGGTGATACCGTCAT